GCCCGATGAAGGGCTGGACGGTGTGTGCGTCACACTCAGCCGGACGGCGACCGATCCGAAAATCTTCGGGCACCGAAGGAATTCGGACGACACCGCCGCGCATTGGCCGACCGCCGCACCCGCGGCTACCTGAGTATGACCGGAGCCTTGATGAGCTTTCAGAGTTCGACCACGCTCCGATGTATTCACTCGGAGCTTTCAAACGATTCTGCAGGGCCCTCACATTGGAGGACGGCCGGGCGATGGTGCTCGAACCGTTTCAGTGTGAGATGTTACGTGACCACTTCGGTGGCTCGATGGAAGTGCTCATCATCATTCCGAAGAAGAACGGTAAGAGTACGTTACTGGCGGCACTCGCACTGTTTCACCTCGTGGTCACTGAGAGTGCCGAGTGTGTCATCGGCGCAGCGAGCCGCGATCAGGCCACTATCCTGTATGACCAAGCCGCCGGTTTTGTACGCCGGTCATCGGCACTCGCGGCACGCGTTGATGTCAAGCGCGGTTACCGCGAGATGCGCTCACGAGTGCACACCGGCCGCATACGGGTGCTGGCCGCGGACGTTGACACGGCCGATGGTGTCATACCGACACTGGCACTCGTGGACGAGTTACACCGGCACAAGTCGGCCGGTCTGTATGGGATTTTCCGCGACGGTTTAGGCCCGCGTGGCGGGCAGATGGTGACCATCTCGACGGCCGGTGAGCACGAGGTGTCACCGCTGGGGACAATGCGACAGGCGGCTCTCGTGCTGCCAGTCATTGACCGCGACGGTGCACACCTCAGGTGCGCCACCGAGGATGACGCGTATGTGATGCACGAGTGGGCGCTTGGCCGCGACGATGACATGGATGACATGGTGACTGTCAAGAAAGCCAACCCGGCGTCCTGGCAGACGGTGGCGGCACTCAAGGCGCGTTACTCCTCACCGTCGATGCTGCAGTGGCAGTGGGCCCGGTTCGCCTGTGGCGTGTGGGTGGCCGCGGAGGAGTGGTGGGTTACCGGCGAGGAGTGGCACACGCTGGCCACGAGTGACCGGCTGAAGCCGGGTGACGCGATCACACTGGGATTCGACGGGTCACGGGTGAATGACTCGACTGCACTCGTGGCGTGCCGGTTGGATGACGGGCTGATTCAGTTACTCGATTGCTGGGAGGCACCGGCGGGTGTCAACTGGGAAGTCCCGATCACTGAGGTGGACGCGCGGCTGGCCGATGCAATGGAGACTTACCGTGTGGTCAGGGGTTACTTCGACCCGCCACTGTGGCGTACCGAGATTGAACAATGGGCGCGCGAGTTCGGTGACAGTGCGGTGCGGAAGTTCGACACCACCAAGGTCAGGATGGTCGGTGCCGTAGAACGCTTCCGCACCGATGTCACTGCACGCACGCTGCGCTATGCCGGGTCCGAGGTACTGACACGCCACGTGCTCAACGCACAGGTGAGGGAGGCGCGCGGCGGCGGTTACTGGCTGAGTAAGGAACGGTCAGGGTCACCGAACAAGATCGACGCGGCGGTGGCCGCGGTGCTGGCGTATGAAGCTCGCGCTGACTCGCTGGCATCGGGTGAGGCAACGCGACAGTCACGGACGGTACTGGCGTGGAACTGACACAGACCGCCACCGACAACACGTTACTGTCACCGGCACAGTGGCGTGACACCTTGCTCGAACGCCTGGCCCACCGTCTGCCGATGATTCGCAAGTGCGAGGAGTATTACCAGGGCCAGCATCGTATGACGTTCACAACGTCACAGTTCCGCGAAACGTTCGGCGGATTGTTCAGTGCCTTTGCTGACAACTGGTGTGACCTCGTGGTGGATGCCAGCGCTGAGAGACTGCGAGTGGAAGGGTTCAGGTTTGGCACTAATCCCGAAGCTGACAGTCCGGCATGGGAGATATGGCAGCGTAACAGTCTGGATGCTGAGTCTGACATGGCACACACTGACTCGATCAAACTCGGGTGCGTATATGCACTCGTGGGACCGGACGATGACGGTAAGGCTGTCATACAGGTCGAAGCGGCCGACCGGGCAATAGTGGCAATGGACCCGGCCCGTGGTAAGAAACGGCTGGCCGGGTTACGTGACTGGACGGATGAGTGGGGAGTCGAACACTGTCAGGTGTACCTGCCCGACTCGATCACGTGGTGGTCGAAAGAGAGTGAGCACGCGCCGTGGCGCGAGGAGATAGGCGGCGGCAGTAACCCGCTGGGCGTGGTGCCACTCATCCCCTTGCCGAACCTGCCGTCATTGAGTGACCGCCTCGGCCGCAGTGACATCGAGCGTGTCATCCCGCTGCAGAATGCGGTGAACAAACTGTGCGGTGACATGATTGTCGCCAGTGAATTTGCTGCCTTTCCGCAGAGGTGGGCCACTGGCATCGACCTGCCGACAAATCCCCAGACCGGTCAGAAGATGGCACCCGATTACCTCGGCGGCGCTAACCGCGTGTGGGGAGTTGAGGCCGAGAACGCAAAGTTCGGGAACTTCACAGTCAGTGACCTCGGCATTTATGTCAAGGCCATCGAGATGTTGATACAGCACGTGGCGGCGCAGACGCGCACACCGCCTCACTACCTGCTTGGCAGTATGGGGTCATTCCCCAGTGGTGAGTCACTGAAAGCCACCGAGACAGGGTTGGTGGCCAAGGTGAAGCGCAAGCAACTGTCACTCGGTGAGGGTTGGGAAGAAGCTATGCGGCTGGCCTTTGCCATTGAGGGTGACACCTCGCACGCCGAGGCCATCGACGCCGAGGTGATTTGGAGTAACCCGGAGTCACGCATATTGGCACAGGTCGTGGATGCCGCGGTCAAGCTTGGTGAGATTGGCGTGCCGCGTCCGGCGCTGTGGGAGTTCACCGGTGCCTCGCCGCAGCAGATTGCCCGGTGGATGCTTGAGGGTGAGCCGGTGCCGCCGGTGACCACGCGAGTCACTGTGACCGCACCGGCCACCCCCGAGCAGGCCGCAGAGATATCACAAGGTAATACCCCTACTGGTCCGGCACCCGGTACGCCGGGGCCCGCCGCGCCGATCCCAGGAGGATGAGTAAGTGAGTGATGACAACGCTCCGACTGGTGCGAAGCCACAGGAGCCCGACCCTGCCAGCGGTGCGACACCGGCAGGTGGTAGTGAACCGACAGGCGCGAAGCCATCGGGTGAGAGTCAGGGCGCGAGGCCCGACACGCTAGGTGACGCTGGGAAAGCGGCACTCGACAAGGAACGGGAAGCAAGGCGCGATGCTGAGCGTACCGTGGCCGAGTTACGCTCCAAGGTCACCCAATTGGAGGATGCTGGTAAGTCAGGCATTGAACTGGCACAGTCACAACTGAAGCGTGCCACTGCAGAGTTGGAGAAATCCACTGCACGCATCGCTGAGTTGGAAGGTGAAATCTCCCGGCGTGACCTTGACGCACTCAAGCGTCAGGTGGCCGAGGAGCACAACCTACCTCTCAGTGTGGCCAAGCGGCTACAGGGTAGTGACCTGCGCGAGTTGCGCGCCGATGCCAAGTCACTCGCGGAGGAGCTAGGAGCGAAACCGGGTGACATCGGCATCGGACGTGGTGGCACTGCTTCCGGCAACCGGCGTGGTAGTGACATGAACTCACTGATACGCGAGGCCGCTGGGCGCGGTTAGCTGCGCGATGCACTGACGCACCACACGGCACTCGTGTCACCCGGAGGTAACACGTGCCGTTCAACAACATCATCACTCGCGGGGATGCGGCAGCACTTATCCCTGAGGATGCGGCGCGGGAAATCATCAAGCGACTTCCCGAGGCCAGTGCAGCACTGTCACTGTTTCGTCGTGTGCCAATGGCCGCGGCGCAGCAGCGTATGCCAGTCATGGCCGCGCTGCCGGTGGCTTACTTTGTCAATGGTGACACCGGCCTGAAGGAAACCACCGAGGCCGCGTGGCGTAATCAGTTCCTCAATGTTGAGGAAATCGCGGCCATCGTGCCGGTGCCTGAGAACGTCCTGAGTGACACCGCCTTTGACATCTGGGGTGAGACTCGCCCGTTCATGGTGGAGGCAGTCGGCCGGGCCCTGGACGCTGCGATTTTCTTCGGTGTCAACAAGCCTGCCACCTGGCCGGACGACATCGTGACCGCCGCCACTGCGGCGGGTCACGTGGTGACCGCCGGTACTGCCACTCCGGCCGAGGGTGGCATCGTCGGTGACATCTCCGAACTGTTCAGCAGTGTGGAGGGTGACGGATACGATGTGAACGGAATCGTGGCTCACCGTGTGTTCCGCGGTTTGCTCCGGCAGGCCCGTTCCACCACTGGTGAGCAATTGGCGGGCACTGAGACTGGCAATGACGCCGGTGTCACTCCACAGCAGGTGTACGGAGTCAACATCATGTACCCGCTGCGTGGTGTGTGGCCGACCGGCGCGGGCGCGGCGCAGATGATCGCGGGTGACTTCACTCAGGGCATTCTCGGTGTCAGGCAGGACTTGACATGGAAAGTGCTCGATCAGGCTGTTATCACCGATGACACCGGCGCGGTCATCTACAACCTGCCGCAGCAGGACATGATTGCACTCCGTGTGGTGGCGCGGTTTGCCTGGACAGTGGCAGAGATGCCGACACCCGAAACCGACACGGGTTACCCGTTCGGAGTATTGGAGGCAGCGTGATGGCGGCGACACTTTCCGATCCCGTCACTGACTACGAGGAAGCGGTTGAGGTGGGTTACCTCGGCCAAGTGCAGGACCCGGAGCCGAATGAAACCTATACGGTGACCGGCAAGGGCAAGGACAACGCCGAGGTGATGGCGGATGCATTGGCGGCGCAGGCCGACTGGCTGAAGTCACACAGTGAGTCCGGCAAGTCCGGCTCAGGCAAGTCAGGTGACTCCGGTTCGAGCAAGCCGGGCGCGAGCACAACGTCAGGGTCAGGCGCGAAAGCGTGACACGGCTGACCGCAGATGAGCGTTACGCCGATGAACTTCGGCGCGCTGAACTGTGGCAAGAGCAGCAGGGTAGGCGAGTGGCGTTCCAAAGTGAACTTTGGGCGTCACTCGCCGGTGACCCTGACGCGTACTGGCAGTTGGTGCGTGACTGGTCACCTCTCATATCCACCGATGTGCAGTGGACGCCGCCAGAGGATGACCCTGGGTTCGATCCGCTTGGCATCTCCGATTCAGTGAACGTGGGCACATGACTGTGAACTGGCGACCGCTGCCCGGTGTAACTCTTGAGGCCACCGTAGAGCAGGTGGCGAGTCACATCCGGGCCCGTACCAAGGACAGTAACGGTGTGGAGCTTGGCACGTTTACCGAGGAGACACGGCCAACCGCGGCACAGGCACAGGAAGCGATTGACAATGCGGTGCGAATCCTCAAGACACGGGTGATGGGTGTGGGCCCCGAGTGCCAGGATGCCGCACAGGCCGCGGTGGCACTCCTGGCCGCGGCCGACATCGAGCGCTCTTACTTTCCCGAGCAGTCACGTAGTGACCGCAGTGTGTACATCTACCTGCGTGATGCCGCCGACGCGGCGCTTGAGGGAGTGGCACTGTGCGTCCTGGGTGACCTGCCCGGCGGCGATGACACCGGCGCAGCGTTCGGTAGTGCCACTCTGACTGTGGTGTCGGGCGTGGTGGCTGACCACTACGCCGGGCGCTTGTGGCCACCCGGCACGCTGCCGGTGCTACCCGAGCCGCCGGATGAGTTACCGCCGGATGAGTTGCCGCCCGAGGTGATCGAATGAGTTTCATCACCAATATCAGTGAAGTCACTGCGAACTTTGCCAAGCTGGCCGACCGGGTGGAGAATCCGCGGCCGGTCCTGCAGGCGGCACAGCGCATCCTGTCGCTGCAGGAGTCACAGGTCTGGGCGACCGAGGGCGGTGCACTGGGAGTCACCTGGGCGGCGCTGGTGCAGCCTGAGCGCCACGTGGGGCGTTCACTCCTCTGGGATACCGGCGCACTGCGCGCGTCGATGACCACCGGCGGGCGCATTGCCGGTGACACGCTGCGCATCTCACCTCGTAGCCGTGCGTTCTATGGGTTCTTCCATCAATTCGGCACTACGAATATGGACGCGCGACCGTTCAGTGGAATCAGTGATGAAAGCGCGCGGCTCATCATGCAGGAGATGCGCCGTGCCACCGGGCTCGATCAGGGGTCACTGTGAGTTGGGCAGTGACAGTGCCCGAGGGTCAGGCGGTCATCGGCCCGCTCATCACCGGCGCTGACATCGAGCGCTTACTGACTGACACGCTGAAAGAGTGGATGGACCCTTACCTCAGTGAGATGGCACAGCGCCGCGGCGAGGACACGCCACCGTCGCCTCGCGGCTGGGCGATCACCGGGCGCGACCTGCAGAAATACACAAGTGACCAACTGCCGTGCATCGTAGTCATGGCCGGTGGTGTCACGGTTCGGCCGCGGCGCGGGGGGTCACCCGGCTCGACGCTGGCCACGTGGCAGGTGGACATCGGCGCGATAGTGAATGCCGCCTGGGGTTATCGGGCGCGGGCCCTGGCTCAGTTCTACGTGCGGGCCATCTCACTCATCCTGTGCCAGCGTCCGCTGCCTGTCGATGACACACACAGCGCCGCGGCGGACTTCACTGGCGAGTCATATGACGAACTTGATTTTGGCGACACACGCACTTACTCGGCCAGTGTCGGTGTGTTCACCGTGACGGTCGAGGACATGATGTGGCAGGGCGGTGGGCCACCCCCACCGGCGTCACCCCCTGAGGACGTAACCGTGCCGTGGGAACCGTGGACAACGGTACGCGAGGTGGACATCACGGTGACCAATGTTCCCATCGGAGGTGACTTCAGTGAGTAGGCCAGGAGTGGAAGTAAGCTCAGCGCAGTCGGCACCGGCGGTTGCCGTTCCGACTGACACAAGCGTGGCGTTCATTGTCGGTGAGGCGGCACAGGGCCCGACCGACCGGCCCACCCTCTTGTACACCATTGATGACTTCACCCGCGTCTACGGCGCGCGGATGAATGCACTGCCTGTCATCTTTGACAGTGTGGATGCTTACTTCCGTGTGGGCGGCGGGAGTCTCTATTTTCAGCGCGCCGCAGACGGTGCCGATCCCGCCACCGGCTCACTCGCGGGTGGCACTGTGACCGCGGGCAGCGGTGGCGCGTGGGGCAATGACCTGACGGTTGAGCTTGTCACTGTGCCGGGTGGCGCGTTTGTCGATCCGTTCACCAATGGACGGCGCAAAGACAGACATGAACGGTCGGTGTGGCTCACCTATGACGAACCGGTGCCTGCGGCCGGACAGGTGATGGGCACGGTGAAGATCGGTGACAAGATGGTGCAGGTGTCACAGCCGATCAGTACGGCGGGTGACCTCAAGACCTGGCTGGCCAGCGGGTCATATGCCACGTTCGATGCGAGTGACCTGACGACCGCGCTCGAACCGGCCACGGTGACACTGGCCGGTGGCGCTGACGGCACGGTGCCGGTGAGCCCGGATGCGCTGGCCGAGGCGGCGGCGAACATTCCCAGTGACCTCGGCCCCGGTCAGTTGATGGCACCGGGCAAGAGTGACTACGAGGAGCACGCGGCAATCCTCGGCGCGGCGGCGGCGACCGACCGCGTGGCGATTCTCGACGGTGACATTGACTGGCTCACCAATGACTATCTCACTGCGGCCGGGTTGCTCCGCGGGGCCGAGGAGGACCGGTACGGTTCACTGTGGGGCCCGTGGGCAGTCATCCCTGGCCTGGCCCCTGGCACCACTCGTGTGGTCCCGTGGTCACCGATAGAGGCCGCGCTGTGTGCCCGTGTGGACGCGGCCGGTAACCCGAATCAGGCGGTGGCGGGTAACTGGGGCATCCCCGATTACGTCACTGGCCTGGTGCGCGAGTTCACCTCTGGTGACCGCGAGACACTGTTGCTGGCCGGTGTGTGCACTGCCGCCACTGTGTACGGAGTGGTGCAGGCTTACGCATTCCGCACACTGAGTGACCCGGCGGGCCCGCGGCAGGAGTGGCGCGAGTTCAACTGGGCCCGGCTTGACATGGCGATCAAGGCGCGGGCCAAGGCGCGCGGTCAGACGTTTGTGTTCAGTCAGCTTGATGGGCGCAATCACACCATTGCCGCATTCGGTGGCGCGATGACTTCCATCCTCATTGATTACTTCAATCGTGACGCACTGTTCGGAGATGACCCGACCGAGGCGTTCAGTGTCAACACCGGGCCCGCGGTGAACACCGTGGCCAAGCTGAACGACGGCATCCTCTCCGCTGCGCTTCAGGTGCGGATGTCACCTCACGCGGAGCTTGTGCAAATCGTCATGGTGAAGATTCCCATTACCGTCGCGCTTGTGTGAGGTGAGTCATGTCACGACAGGATCAATACCTAGTCACTGTGTCGGTGGATGGCATCGGCAACCTGGGGGTGTTTGACACGTTCAGCGGCGGGGAGGTGGACTCGGACGAGCAGAAGTATTCACCGGGCGGGATGGCACCACCGGTGTCACTCGGCGGCGCGGTCACGATGGGCAACGTCACCGTTCAGCGGTTGTACGTGCTTGAGCGTGATGTGCCTATTGTGCACCAACTCCTCGCGGCCACCGGCCGCGCTGGTATCCAGGTGACCAAGCAGTCACTTGATGTGAACAGGGTGCCATACGGACGGCCACTCGTCTACACCGGCATCTTGAAAAAGACACAACCCCCTGACCATGACTCGACATCGAGTGACCCGGCGTTGCTTGAGCTTGAGTTCGTACCCACAGGAACCATCGGATGAGTCCACTTACCGAAGCCATCGCAGAAGTCACTGCCACGGAAGCTCCGCAAGTTGCGGAGCCCGAGGCCGAGCCGGGAGCGGCGGCACCCGGTTCGGTCCTCGCGGCGCTCCGCACACGTGCACAGCAACTCCGCGAGTCACACACCACTGACATCGACGTGCCGGGATATGACGGGATGTTGGTGGCCAGGTACAAGGCGGTGTCACTGCCGCGCGTGTTTGCGCGGGCCAGTGACTTTCAGACTCCAATCAATCCCGACTGGACGCTGGCCGCTGACACACTCGGCATGGCGCTTGTCGAACTGTTGATGCGAGGCGGGCCCGACAACTCACTGCACCCTCTGTTCACTGACATTCCCGCAAGGTTCGATGATGACCTAGTGGAGTGCCTGGGCCTGCGCCCGGCTGAGCGCACGGCACGCGCCGTCCTCGTGGCCCTGTGCGGTGGTGGTGCACTCGGAGAGTCACGGGTGTGGTCGCACTACATGGCATATCAGGGCTGGCTCATGGCCGGTGCCGACACCGGCACCACAATTGAAAGTGAGGTGGCCAGTGCGGCGGTGGGGGAATCGACCGGGAGGTGATTGACACTCTCGCTGTGGCCGGGATGTGCGGACTCCCCGTGCAACGCATGGTGAGCGCGCCGCCTATCGAGAGTGAACTGTGGGCGAGGGTGACAAGCAGGGCAGGTGACTTGATGCTTCACCTCATCAAGTATCAGTCGAATCTCACTGCCTACAACATCCTCAAGGGCATGAAGTAATGGCTGAGCAGAACCTAGACATAGTGGTCAGTATCCGCGGTGGCCAGGTCGTGTCACAGCAGGTGGCCGCGATGGGCGCTGAGATAAAGGGTGCCGGTGCCGCCACCGCGCAGACTACAAGCCGGACTCAGCAGTTGCGCAGTGCACTCGGTGGCATCGCCGCCGGAGTGCTGGTGTACAAGGGATTCAGCGCGCTCAAGGGCGCGATCAATGACACTGCGCAGTTGGCCAAGGAAACCATGACCCTGCAGCGATTCACCTCACTCGACACACAGACCGCGGCCGGGTGGGTTGAACTGGCCAAGGAACGCGGCATCCAGAGTAAGCAACTCAATCAAGGGTTCATCGGGATGTCCAAGCAGATAGTGAGTGCGGCCAACGGTAGTAAGACCGCGGCGCGAGCGTTTGACACCCTCGGCCTGAGTGCCAGCAAGATGCGCACGATGGACACACAGAAACAGATGGGGTTACTCGCAGACGCATTTTCCAAGCTCCCACCGGGTGCGAACAAGGCGGCGATTGCGCAAACCATTTTCGGCCGTAACGCACAGGCCATGCTGCCGTTCCTCTCGCAAGGCTCAAAGGCCATCAATGAGCAGGTGACTGCGCTGGGCAAGGCCACTGGTATGACTTCACAGTCACAGGCGGCGAGCATGAAACTCGTACAGGCACAGCGCGAGTGGCAGGCGAGCACAACCGCACTCAAGGGCGCAGTGGCGCTGGCACTCCTGCCGGTGCTGCAGTCACTTATCACCATATTCATGCCACTCGTCCAAGCGTTCGCCTCGGCCATGCAATCGTCCACTGCCTTCAGGGTGGTGATCGTGGCACTCGCGGGTGGCTTTGCTGTGTACGTGCTGGCGACACAGGCGGCGAGACTGGCCAATATTGCCTTCATGGCCAGCGCCGCACCGTGGCTGGCCATCGGCACAGCGCTGGTCTTACTGTTCGTCACCCTGTATCAGAAGTGCAGTTGGTTCAGGACAGCAGTGTCAGCGGTGGGGAGCGCCGCGGTGGCGGCATTCAACTGGATGAAGCAAGCGGGCATCGACGCGTTCAACTGGGTGAAAGGTAACTGGCCTCTGCTTGTGTCAATCCTCGGCGGGCCACTCGGAGCCGCGGCGGTGCAGGTCATCAAGCATTGGAATGACATCAAGGGCGCGGGTGTGTCGGCGTTCAATGCGGTCAGAGGTGCAGTGAGTGCAGTGGGGAATGTCATCGGAGGTGCGGTGACCGGCGCGGTGAACGGACTCAAGGCAGCGTTTGACTCGGTGCTTGGTGTCATCAACTCCGTGGTCAAGGCGGGCAACAGTATTGCCAACTTCCCGAACAAGGTACTCAGTGCCATCAATCCGTTCGGCCAGCACGGTCTGTATATGTCAAGCGGCGGCATGGCCGTGGTAGGTGAGAAAGGCCCCGAGATGGTGTCACTCCCACAGGGCTCACAGGTGCACCCGTTTATGACCATGAGTGGCGGCGGTGGCGGTGGGCGCGTAGTGGTGCCGGTGTATCTTGACCGGCGGCAGATAGCCCTGGCGATGGGTGACTACACCGCGGGTGAGCAGGCGGCGCGGTGAGTTGGACACCTGACCTATCTGGGGCCACGCGGTCACTCATCCTCCCCGACCGGCGGCAGCCTGGGCGACTGACCGGTGGGCACACTGTGTACATCTCGGCCCTGACGCGTGACGTGCAGGTGACCGCACTCCTGGGCCCCAACGGTTTCAAGCTGACTGCCGGGTACGGTAAGTGGGAGGAAGTGGCGGTGCCACGTGGCGTGCCGTTCACTCAGTGGGACGGGCGCAATCTGTGGGCGGCTGACATCGACCTGTTACTAGACGGGTGGAGTCGGCAGGCATCGGTCGAGAGTGACATCACACAGATTGAGTACATGGCGCTTCGGCCCGGCGTGCAGCCGATGGGCGAACCACTGGCCACTCCACCGCCGGTGCGGATTACCGGCGCAATCTCTCACCCGGAGTTCACCTGGGTCATCACCGGCATCGACTGGGGTGACGCATTGCGTGCGTTTGAGGGTGGTCACCGCTTGCGGCAGGGATTGACACTGCACCTGCTTGAGTACGTGGAGGAGACAACTATCTCCGCGCTGCCACCGCCACCGCCACCGCCGCGCAAGTACAAGGTGGTCAAGGGTGACAACCTGAAAAAGCTGGCGGTCAAGTTCCTCGGCAAGTCATCTCGCTGGCCGGACATAGTGAAAGTCAACAACGGAATGCGCGGCTGGCAGCTAGGTGACAAGTGGGTAGGTAAGACCATTCGGATTCCGGGCCAATGAGTGAGGCCGAGACAGCAAAGCGCTCAGGGCCCGTCTGCCGACGAAACCGGCTCACGGGTAGGGTAGGTCGCCCCTGGGCCTCGGAGGGCCGGAGAATGGCCGCTAGGCCCCTCTCCGGCGGGTTCTGTGGCGCAGGCTAAGACCACGATTCAGGCGGTGGGCAAGCTCGCCCGGCCGAGTGCATCGGCCGATCTTGACCCTGGCAACCTGCGCCTCAACGGTAAAGGTGTCAGTGCACGGCTGGCCAACGCGATCACAAGCATGACCAAAGAGTCACGGATCGACGGTTCAGGCACGCTGACGATTGTGGTGTATGACTACTCGCACGCGTTCCTGCGCTCACAGTTACTACAGGGCGCGGTGCACTGCACGTTCGATGGCATCGACTGGACACTGGCCGGTCTGTCGGTGGCCGACAACGGCGCGGTGACGATGACCTTTGAGGAAACAAGCGTGTCACTCCTGCGCATGTACACCGATCCGAAGAAAGCCGACCGCGCTGTGACCACGCGTGCACAGTTCGTGCGCTCGATGATTACCGAGGTGACGCAGGCCACCATTCCCTACCGGATACCGGAGGTGAATGTCAGGCAGCCGATTGCCCTACCGGCACAGACTCAGATGGCAAATCTTCGGCGTGCGAAGATTTATCCGTACCGCTACCACGGGCTTGTCCCGATCCGGCTGGTATGACTGTCACGGTCAAAGGGTCACCGGCGGACGCTGAGCAGGTGCGCAACATCACGCTTCTGTTTCAGATGGCGCGGCAGATGGGAGCTACGCCGGATCAGATGGCCGGGGCCAATGCCACGATGACACAGGAGTCGGCGTGTCGGAATATCCAGGGCGGGGACCGTGACAGTGCCGGACTGTTTCAGCAACGGCCATCCTGTGGCTGGGGCAGTTACGCCGATGTGACCAATCCGACACACGCGATCAAAGCGTTCCTCACTCCGTATCTGGGTTACTGCAAACGTGGCATGGACCCGATCAGTGCGAGTAACCAAGTGCAACGGTCTGCCTATCCACAGGCACCGGCGCAGTGGATGGCCGAGAGTCGGCGCAACGTGAGTCAGGTGACCGGGAGTGCCGACTTCGGGGATACGATGTCGATGGGCGCGCTGGGCCTTGAGAGTAATACGCGCACGATGCCGTATGAGTTCTCGCGTGGCACAGGTGACACGATTGAGACATCCTGGGACTGCATGGGTCGGTTGGCACAGGAAGTGTCATGGGACCGGTTCATGTCACGCGGTGTGCTGTGGTTCGTCAGTGAGGACTGGCTGAAAACTCAGACTCCGCGCTTTGCCCTGGCGGCTGACACGCGCGGTGTCATCTCGATCACGTTCTCATCCGATGGACGCACGCAGGCCGCGGAGGCAACCGTACAAGCGCTGGCACGGCGCTGGGCGGCTGAGCCGGGTGACATCGTGAGGATCAGTGGACAGGGCCCCGGTGACGGTCTGTGGATTTGTTCGGGCTCACGCCGGGACATGGGTTCACCGATCACTGAGATATCACTGAGGCGTCCGGTCGCACCGACTGACGAACCGGCGAATGACACGACGACCACCACCACGGTGGTCGGTGGCATCCCGAGCATGTCACTCAATCCCAGTGCCATCGGTGGCGCGGCCACTGGCGGAAGCTCAATGGCACAGCGGATATACAACGCTGCGGCCGAGGCCACGGCGATGAACTGGCGTTACTCACAGGGGATGCGTAACAGTCAGCGCCCGAACGGGTATGCCGATTGTTCGTCTGGTGTGTCCTGGGTTCTGAATCGAGCCGGTGTGCACATCCCTGGCTCGATGTCACCGAATGCGCCAACGTCGGGGATGTATGAGACATGGGGAGTGGCGGGCCCCGGTCAGTGGGTAACCGTGGAGTGTAACGGCGGGCATGTGTGGATACGCTTTACCGGCGGTGTCGGCCCGGCGTGGCGGTTTGACACAAGCGCATACGGTGACTCGTACACCGGTTCATCCGGCGGACGGCTGCGTAAGACTGCGCGGCCGACCACCGGCTTTGTCGCACGACACTGGCCGGGCACGTAATGCCACAGCTAGCCGAACTGTTCAAGCCGAACCGGCGCGAGGCTTACGGTAATAATCAGTGCTGGGACGGCGAGGTGGTGGCACTCACGGCCAGGGGCCCTATGGTGATCGTGCCGTCATACTCGCGGCAGTTCAAGTGGGGCCCGTGTTCACCGGTCGATGCGCCGGTGAGCGTAGGTGACTCCGTGTGGCTCATGGTCAGTGAGCGCGGCACGCCGTGGATTCAGGCCCGTGGCGGCGGCGGCAACGGTGGCGGCATCGGACCACCCGGCCCGCCTGGGCCACCGGGTGCCACCGGCCCGCCGGGACCTCCGGGTGAGACAGGTGACCGCGGGCCCGTGGGCCCACCGGGTGAACCTGGGGCGACGGGTGCCACCGGACCAACTGGGCCTCAGGGTAATCCCGGACCACAGGGTGACCCTGGGCCGACCGGCCCGCCAGGGGAGCGTGGTGAGACAGGGCCACAGGGTGACGCGGGCCCGAAGGGTGACACCGGCGAGCCGGGTCCACCGGGTGAACCGGGCGCTCAGGGTGACCCTGGGCCCAAGGGTGACACGGGCGCGACGGGTGAGCCCGGACCACCTGGGGAGCCTGGGCCTGCGGGCCCACAGGGTGACCCTGGCACCGGTGTGACCATCCTCGGCAGTCTCGATGATGAGTCACAGTTGCCCGGCACCGGTGCACCGGGTGACGCCTATCTCATTGACGGTGACCTGTACGTGTGGACGGGTGAGGGCTGGGAGAACGTCGGCAACATCCGCGGGCCTCAGGGTGAGCCGGGCCCACAGGGTGAGCCCGGTCCGCAAGGTGATCCGGGCCCCACTGGTAACACCGGCCCACCGGGAGCGCCCGGCCAACCGGGCGCGAAGGGTGACACTGGTGAGCCAGGGCCGAAAGGTGACACGGGGCCCGCAGGACCTCCGGGCGAGCAAGGTCCACCCGGTGAGCAGGGACCAAAGGGTGACACCGGCGCGACCGGTGCACCGGGTACGCCTGGCGCTACCGGAGAGCAGGGCCCACCTGGGCAGACTGGTGCAACCGGCGCAACGGGACCACCCGGCCCACCGGGTGACACTGGACCGAAAGGTGATCCTGGGCCGAAAGGTGACACAGGGCTGACAGGCCCGCAGGGTGATCCGGGACCTAAGGGTGACACCGGAGCCACAGGACCGGCGGGCCCGCCTGGGCCGGTGGCGGTGACCTGGGGCCAACTAGCAGGGAGAGTGCCAGTATGACCGATATTCCACACTTCACCCTACCGTTCCGCTTTGTCACTGCGGGCAGCGGCGGACTTGCGGCCGAGGAGTGTGAACAAGAGAGTGCCACCGAACTCAGCGCGTGCTGTGAGGCGATCATCCGCACGGTGCAGGGCCAGCGCACCACGCTGCCTGACTTCGGCCGTCCGCAACTTGAGTTCAACGCCACACCCGAGTTGACAGTGGCCGCACTGACACAGGCACTCCTCGTGCACGAACCGCGAGTGCAGTCACTAATCACCGCAGCGCCCGACCCGGATGACATCGAGCTTCAGGCAGTACGTGTGCTACTTACCGCTTTCGACCGCGAGTTAGGGGATGTGCCATGAGTTGGCTCTCACAACCGGGTGACGATCAGGAAGTCACCGACCCTAACCTGTTACTCGCCGAACAAGAGTCAGGGTTTCAAGCGCCCGATGTAGAGGTAGATCAGACCGCCATCCTCAATCAGATGTTCGTGAACTTGATGTCACGGGCATCGGGCTGGGTTCCACATGACGGCAACCTGGACACATGGATGCTTGAGGCGTGGTCCGAGGTGGCGGCTGAGTTGCGTGCACTCAATGTCGATGTGCCACGCTCAATCTTCAGTGTCTACGGCACACTGATTCTGAACATACCGCCGCGCCTGGCCACGCGTGCAGTCGGGTCGGTGACGTTCACCGCGGTGGACGATCAGGGTTACACCATTGACACCGGCACCACGTTTGCCCTGGCGCGCTCCGGTAATGACCTAGTGGCATTCCAGACCGCGCAGCCAGGGACCATCCCGGTGGGACTCACTCAGGTCAGCGTGCCTTTTGTCGCGGTGGAGGAGGGTTACAACGGCAACGGGCTGGCGGGTGACGGTCAAATGCTCGACGCGCTGGCCTGGGTTGCCAGTGTCACTGTGCCGGTGGCCACCTATGACGGTCAGGATGCCGAGTCACCTGAGGACTATGTGAACCGGCTGGCCAATCTGTTCCCGGCCGTGGGCCTGCGCCCGATCCTACCGATTGACTTTGCCATTCTGCCGCTGCAGTTGGTGCCGGGCATCGGGCGCGCGGTGGCCATGAATCTGTTCAGTCCTGACACTGGGACATGGAACAACGTCCGCACAGTCACAGTCATAGTCACCGGACCGGATGGACTGCCGGTGCCGGGCCCGGTCAAACAGCAGGTGGTGGACTTGCTCGAATCGCTGCGCGAGGTGAACTGGGTTGTGCATGTCATCGACCCCACATATGACCCGGTGGATATCGACTTTGACGTGGTGGCGTTCGTCGGCCAGGACGAGCAGCGTGTGTATGACAATTGTGTGGAGGCGGTGCAGACGTGGCTCGATCCGTCCAACTACCGACTGGGCGAGGCGTCACCGGCGATCTATGGCGGTGAGGTGATATTCCCGCCACAGGTGAACGGCCCGCCGCGGCGACAGACCATCTGGATAAATGAACTGATTGCGCGGCTTGACCGGGCGATGGGAGTTGACCGCGTAGTGAGCGCCACCATCAACGGTGTCGGCGCTGACTATGACCTGCCGGACCCGTACAGCCTGCCGTTACTCGGCCAGGTGACCGGCACGGTAGAGGGTGGCACGGTGTCACCGTGAGCGCGGTAAACGGTAACCAACCTGACCCGGCGTACACTCCGCAGCCGGACGAGGCACCGATCACCACGCGTGTCGGCGCTGACCTGTATGAAGCGCTGGCACCGATGGCATTTGCTGACGCAGCAATGGGCTGGGCGCTGGCGATCTATCTCGATGTCAGTGGACTCGCGGTGGAGGAAGTGGCGTTTCTCGTCCGCGCCGATAGTGAGGGTAACGACGGGTGGAGTGCATTTGCTGACCCGGCACGCTGCCCTGACAGTTTCCTGCGCACGCTGGCACAGTGGGCCGGTATCCGCTGGCCGGGGCGGATGCCACTCGATTACCTGCGCACGCTCATTGGTGGTAAGGGTTCCGGCTTGTGGCGCGGCACTCGCAGTGCACTCATTGCCGAGGTGCGCCGGTTCCTGCCTGACCGCTGGCAGAATGCACTGTACTTTGAGGAGCGGGCAGATGGTAACCCGTACCTACTGCGCATATTCACCTACTCGTTTGTTGACCACGACGAGGCGGCGGTGCGCGCGGCGCTTGAGTTCGCTGTCCCGGCCGGGCTCATGCTTGACTACGAGGTGCGCGATGGACAGACCTGGGGGATGTTGAACGAGTCACACACCTCATGGGGCGATGTGCGTGACAGCTATACCAACTGGGCCGATGCGTTCAATGCCCGGCCGATAGGAGTGTGAGCGTAATGAGTGCCATCCGAGCGCCGCGAGTGACGCCTAACCTGTCTCTGCCCGTGCCGGGTGACGATGACCCGGCCGACTATGTGACTGACACCGGCGCGCTGGCTGACCGTATCGACCTCATCAGCGCACCGCGGCTAACTATCGCCAATTCACTGCCGTCACAACGCAATGATGGTGACGAGGTGTTGTATCAACCTAGCCTCACTCTGAGCGCGGGCACGG